AGGATTTCCAACTCTAAAAGACTTAATTGTTCAATTTCCCCATATCTTAAGCAAAAATGAACATAAACGAATGGAAAAACGAAATAAAAAGCGCAACTAATGATGTTGGAACGTACAAAGAAGCATTTGAACCTATTATTGATGCACTTGCAAAGATACTTGCACAAAGGGATGCGGTTTATGATCGTTTTGTAAACGAAGGGGCTGTTGCTGTGGTTGAGCGGGTAAGCGACAGGGGGGCAGTTAACAGTGCCAAGAACCCGCTTTTGATTATATGGGATAATCTTAACACCACGGCACTGAAATACTGGAAAGAGTTAGGCTTAACGCCTGCCGGATTGAAGCAGGTAAAGAATGGCGCAGTGAAAGAAGAAACAGCGCAATCAGCTTTGGTGAAAGCACTGGCAAAGATGAGTGGTGAAGGGTAAATATTGGGATGAAGTAATTGAATATGCGGATGGAATCAGAACCGGGAAGATCTTGGCAAACAAGTACAGGATAAAAGCGGTTGAACGGTTCTTTGCTGATCTTGAAAACCCGGCTTACGAAATGGATCCGAAGGCACCGGACTTCTGCATTGGAATTATTGAAGGCACTATATGTCATCAGCAGGGGGAAACCATTGCGGGTGAACCACTGCGGGGCAAACCGTTCATGCTAATGCCCTTTCACAAGTTCATCATTTACAACCTTGTTGGGTTCAAGCTGAAAGGAACCGACATTGTACGATTCCATGAAGCACTGATATTCCTGCCACGGAAAAATGTTAAGACTTCCTTTGCGGCATCACTGGCGTGGGCACTGTCACTGTGGTACAGGAAATCTGGTGCAAAGACATACATAGCATCTGCGGCTTTGATGCAATCCTTGGAAAGTTTTAACTTCCTTGACTACAACGTGAAAAATATGGGGGAAGACCTAAAGGATGGTGGGCACATCCATGTCATTGATAACAACAATGAACACAGCATGGAAGCAGACCTGCCGGACGGGTCTTTTTTTATTAGGGCTTTGGCGGCTAACCCGGATGCACAGGATTCACTTAACTGCAATATTGCAATAGTTGATGAGATCCACGCATTAAAGGTTCCGAAACAGTATAACCTGTTCAAAGAAGCCATGAAAGCATACACAAACAAGTTGCTGATCGGCATATCAACTGCGGGTGATAACGCACAGGGGTTCCTTGGCAAGCGGCTTGACTACTGCAAGAAGGTTCTTGATGGTTCTGTCACGGATGAACAGTATTTTATTTTCATCTGTGAAGCAGACCCGGATGAAAACGGAAACATTGATTTCACAAACCCGGCTGTGCATGAAATGGCAAACCCAGCATATGGCGTGACCATCAGACCGGATGAAATCATGAATGATGCCATGCAGGCACAGAATGATCCGCAACAGCGTAAGGATTTTTTCGCAAAATCGCTAAACGTGTTTACCACTGCCATTAAGGCTTGGTTTGATATAGAAGAATTTAAAAAATCTGATGCACAGTACAACTGGACACTTGAAGAACTTGCCAAACTTCCAATCAACTGGTATGGCGGTGCAGATCTGTCACGAATGTATGATTTAACTGCGGCGGCACTGTATGGGAATTATGAAGGTGTTGATATCTGTATCACGCACGCATTCTTTCCGGTTGTCATGGCGGCAAGAAAAGCCGATGAAGACAACATACCACTGTTTGGATGGGCAGATGACGGCCTGCTTACACTATGCAACAGCCCAACAGTTAACACTGCCGATGTTGTCAACTGGTTTGATTCCATGCGAAAAAAAGGTTTCAAGATCCGGCAAGTTGGGCATGATCGCAAATTTGCGGGTGAGGAATACTTCCCGTTAATGAAACAGGCAGGCTTTTCTATTATAGATCAACCGCAGTATTTTTATTTGAAATCGCAAGGCTTTAGGCACATTGAAAAGGCTGTGAAGGATGGCAAGTTTTATTACCTGCATTCAGAAGCCTATGAATATTGTGTATCTAATGTTTCTGCGGTGGAAAAAACGGATGATGCCGTGCAGTATGAAAAAATACAGCCGGAACACCGTATAGATCTGTTTGATGCTTCTGTCTTCGCTTGCCTGCGAATGATAGATGCACAAACAAAAAGCAAAAAAGCATCACAATGGTGGGGAGAAAAAAAGAAATGAAATACATGGTGGCAATACCGTGCATGGACATGATGCAGACACAGTTTGTTTGCAGTTTGGTTTCCATGCCATTTTTCCCAAATACGGAGATTACCTTTGGCGCAAATTCCTTAGTGTATGACACCCGGAACCAACTTGCGGAAAAGGCAATCAATGGCGGCTTTGATCGTATTCTATGGCTTGATTCTGACATGACATTTAAGCCGGATCTGGCACACCGTTTAGCGGCACACCTTGACAACGGGCTTGATTATGTAAGCGGTTTGTATATGACCCGCAAAAAGCCCATCAAACCATGCATATACAAAAGCCTGCAATACAATCCACCTGTTGGTGAAAGTTACCTTGATTACCCAAAAGATAGCCTGTTTGAAATCAAGGCATCCGGCTTTGGCGGCGTGATGATGACCACAGACTTGATCAAGCGGGTTGGTGATATGTTTGGGCTTCCATTTTCCCCTATCCTTGGATTGGGTGAAGATTTCAGCTTTTGCTACCGTGTCAATATGCTTGGTGTAAAGATGTGGTGCGATTCAAGTATAAAAATGGGGCACATTGGTTTCACTGAAATCACTGATGATACATACCTTGAAAGGATCAAAAATGAGCAAGAAAACCGGAATTAAAACAAGGAACACTGCCCGTGCGGAGCCGAACCAGAAACGCAGTGTGGTGTGGTTAACAGACCCGGACAACTTTGGCACCCTTGAATGCAAAGGTTATATCACACTGGCACAAAGCCCGGAAGTTGTCACGGCAGTTGATACAATTGCCCGCTTGGTTGGCGCAATGACCATCCATTTGATGCAGAACACAGAACGTGGTGATGTTCGTGTGATAAATGAACTATCCCGTGTTGTGGATATCAACCCAAACAAGAACATGACAAGAAGCAATTTTATTTCGTGGATTGTCAGAACGCTTTACCTTGAAGGCAACGGCAATGCGGTTGTTTATCCAATCACTCGGCGTGGATATCTGCGGGAACTGAGACCGATCCCGGCGGCATTTGCATCATTCATCCCGGATGGATTTTATGATTACAACGTGTACATAAATGGGCGTGAGTATGACCCGGATGATGTACTGCACTTTGTATTGAACCCAAATAGTTATTACCCTTGGATGGGTGACGGGTTCCGGCTGTCATTGATGGATGTGGCAAACAACCTTAAACAGGCGGCGCACACTGAAAAGGGCTTTATGGCTTCCAAGTGGAAACCTTCCTTGATCGTTAAGGTTGATGCCCTTGTTGATGAGTTTTCATCCCCGGAAGGGCGGCAGAAACTGCTTGAATCTTACGCAATGAGCGGGGAAGCCGGACAGCCTTGGCTGATACCCGCAGAACAGTTTGATGTTCAGCAGGTTAAACCGCTTACGCTTTCAGATCTTGCGCTTGCTGACTTTGTGAAGTTAGACAAACAGACAGTTGCTTCGATCCTTGGTGTGCCTGCTTTTGTTCTTGGCGTTGGTGAATTCAAGCGCGATGCTTGGAACGCTTTTATTAGCACAACCATCATGCCAATAGCACAGAACATTCAGCAGGAACTTACCCGGAAACTACTGTACAGCCCGGATCTGTACTTTAGATTCAACAGCCGCAGTTTGTACAACTACGATCTGAAAGACCTTGCCAGTGTTGCAGATGAACAGTATGTGCGTGGCATCATGACAGGCAATGAAGTGCGTGATTGGCTCAATCTTGAACCGCTTGATGGTCTTGACAAACTTGTCATACTTGAAAACTATATACCAATTGACCGGATTGGTGATCAAAACAAACTAAGGGAAGGGGGTGACGGTGAATAATGATTTGTGAGCGGAATGCCATGACACGGGAAACGGAATTTTTGACCCGTGAAGCAGATGGCAAAAGATACATTGAAGGATACTTTGCTGTGTTTAACAGCCAGTATTGGCTTTGGGATGATGCTTATGAAACCATTGACCCCGGTGCATTTGATTTGGATGCAGATAAAGATGTGCGTGCATTAACAAATCATGACACCACACTGGTTTTAGGGCGCACTACGGCGGGAACGCTTACACTGCGTACTGATGAACGTGGTTTGTTTGGTTCTATTGAAGTCAACGAAGCTGATCAAGATGCGGTTAACCAGTATGAACGGGTGCGGCGTGGTGATGTTAACCAGTGCAGTTTTGGGTTTGAGATCCTTGCACAGGACATTGAACGCAACGAAGGAATGCCCACTGTGTTCCGCATCAAGAAGGTAAAACTGTATGAAGTTTCTGTATGTACCTTCCCGGCATATGAAGAAACTTCTGTAACTGCACGTAAGGCAGAACTTGCTGACATTGATAAACGCAAGGCAGAAGCATGGCGTGCTGATATGCTTAAAAAACTCAAAGGAGAATAAACAAATGGCTTTAAAGACAATCATGCTTCGCAGAGATCTTGAAAGAGCAAAAGCCGATCTGGAAGCACTCAGAGCAAAAGATTCTGAGTTTGAAACCCGTGAAGCTGAACTTGAAACCGCAATTGCTGAAACTGAAACGGATGAACAGCGTGATGCGGTTTCCGCAGAGGTTGATGCGTTTGATGCTGACAAGGCGGCACATGAATCCGCAAAGGATGCGCTTGTCAGAAAAATTGATGAACTTGAAAATGAACTTGCCGATGAGGAACGCAAAGCCCCGGCACCCAAAACCCCGGAGAGATCCGAAAAAGTTGAAAGGAGCAATTCCACCATGAATATCAATATCCGTTCACTTCCGATGAACACCCGTGCGTTTGATGCCATCCCGGCTGAACAGCGCAATGCCATCCTTGCACAGGATGATGTTAAGCAGTTCCTTGCAGAACTTAGATCCTTTAAGGGTCAGACCCGTGCAATCAGTGGTGGTGAACTTACCATCCCGGTAGTTTTCCTTGATCTGATCGCAGAAAATATGTACAGATATAGCAAGCTGATGAACCGGGTTCGTGTTCGTAATGTTTCCGGTGAAGCACGCCAGACGATCGCAGGCACCGTGCCGGAAGCTGTCTGGACAGAGATGTGCGGAAATATCAACGAACTTACTTTTGTATTTAATCAGATCGTTGCTGATGGGTACAAGGTGGCGGGTTATGTTCCGATCTGCAATGCCCTGCTTGAAGACAACGATGTTAACCTTGCTTCTTGGATCGTTGAGATGCTGTCAGAATCCATTGGTCTTGCAAAGGATAAGGCAATCCTTTACGGCAAGGGCGCAGGATCCAAAATGCCACTTGGTATTGCTACCAGACTTGCACAGACTTCACAGCCCGCAGGTTATCCGGCAAGCGCACCCGCATGGGTTGATCTTCACACTTCCAATATCATCAAGATCAATGGTGACAGCCTTTCCGGTGCGGAATTTTGGTCTGCACTTACCCTTGCCGCAGGCAACACTTTCACCAAGTATTCCCGTGGTGAACAGTTCTGGGCAATGAACAGCAAAACATATAACTATCTGAAGTCCAAAGTAATCACCTTCACGGCTTCCGGTGATATCGTTGCTAACCTGTTTGGCGTTCTGCCGATCATCAACGGTAACATTGATATCCTTGAGTTTATGCCGGACTATGATATCATTGGTGGTTACGGTGATCTGTACCTGTGGGCACAGCGCGCAGGCATGACTATTGAATCTTCCCGTGAGGTTCAGTTCTTACAGGATAACACTGTATTCCGTGGCAAAGAACGTGCTGATGGACAGCCGATCATTGCGGGTGCATTCGTTGCGATCAACGTAAAGAATACTGATGTTACCACTGAGATGGCATTTGCAGGTGATGTTGCCAACACGCTTACTGGCATCCTGCTTCCGGCAACCGCAACTGTTGCGTCTGGATCCACCCTTCAGCTTTCCCCGGTTCTGGTGCCGTTTGGTGTTGAAGGTAGTGTAACCTACACTTCTGCTACTACTTCCAAGGCTACCGTATCAAGTACAGGTCTTGTAACAGGTGTTGCTTCCGGTTCTTCCGTGATCACTGTTGCATCTGGTGATGTAACTGCAACCTGCACCGTAACTGTTACGGCTTGATGAGGTAGTGTGCCGTGGAACTTTTGGAAATGCTAAAGGTAGATCTTGGCATAACCACTGCGGCATATGATGACAGATTAACGATGTATTTAGAGAATGCCCAAACGGAAATAACCCGTGAAGGCATTTCTCTGAATATGTCTGCTGTTGGTGATATGCAACTTGTTGTTATGTATGCGGCGTGGACATGGCGCAAGCGTGCAACAGGTGATGGTATGCCACGGATGCTTAGATATGCGCTAAACAACAGGCTGTTCAGCCAGAAGGTGCAAAATGGATGATGTTTTGATCCTGTTAGCAGGCACACCTGTAAAAAATGAATATGGTGTTATCAAGGAAACACTTACAGGCCGCCAAATCTTCTGCCGTGTAAACAGCGTGTCACGCTATGAGTTTTTTGACGGTGGCAGGAACGGATTAAACCCGGAATATCAGTTTACAGTTTTTGCGGCTGATTATAACGGGGAAACGGTTTGTGAGTTCCACGGCAAAACATACACCATTTATCGCACATACATGGTGCCCGGTGAAGACACCATTGAACTGTATGTTGAAAGGCGTGGTGGAACTAATGGCAAGGCGTAAAAAGATTGGTTTGATTGACCTGCAAAGCGCAATACAGGAAGTGCTTGATGAATACGGTGATGATGTTTACAGGGTGCTTGGTGTTGCCACACATGATGTGTGTGAAGATTGCGTAAAAAAACTGAAATCAGTTAACAAGTTTTCTGGTAGAGGACATCCCACGGGAAAATATTCTGCTGATTGGACAGTTGACCAAAACCCCAAAAAGCGCACAGGCGCATGGCAAGCGTATGTTATTCACAACGAAAGGTATTACCGTTTGGCACACCTGCTTGAAAAAGGGCACGCAATCAAGGATGGCACAGGCAGGAAAGTGGGCAGTGCAGGAGCATATGAACACATCAAACCAGTTGAAGAATGGGCGCAAAATGAACTTCCACAGCGTATTGAAAAGCTGATAAATACACTATGACTTACAAACAAATATCACAGATGTTGGAAACGGTGGGCTTGCCGTTTGCGTATTATCAGTTTCCGAATGATACGCCGCAGGCACCACCATTTTTAATATTCTACTTTGAAAATTCAGATGATGTTTATGCGGATAATCGAAATTATCAACGCATCACTGAACTTACAATTGAATTTTACTCAGATACTAAGGACTTCTATTACGAAGCCCTTATTGAAGACACTTTAAACGCCAATGGTTTGACTTATACCAAAGATGAACAGTTCCTTGATGCTGAACATATGCACGAAACGGTTTATGAAATGGAAGTCTTGGTGCAGACAGATTGGAACCTGCTGTATCCAAATAACTATGGCAAGAAAATATGTTAAAAGAAAGGCTTAATTATGGCGGCAAATAATAAAGTGAAATTCGGTTTGAAATCGGTCTATTTCGCTAAAGCGACCATAGCAACTGACGGTTCTGCAACCTACAGCACGCCAGTGGCATGGCCGGGTGCTGTATCCATTTCTCTGGATGCTGAAGGCGAAAGCACACCGTTCCGTGCTGATAACATTGATTATTGGGTTGGTGTGTCTAACAATGGTTACACTGGTGACTTTGAATCCGCACTGATCCCGGATGCGTTCCGCACGGATATCCTTAATGAAGTTGCTGACAGCAACGGCGTTTTCATTGAAACCGCAGATACTAACGTAAACCAGTTTGCACTGATGTTCCAGTTCGAAGGCGATGCAAACAACATCCGGCACGTACTGTATAACTGCACGGCTACACGCCCCAGCGTTAGTGGACAGACCACGGAAGACACCATTGAACCGCAGACAGAGACTTTAACAATCACAGCATCTTCTATCTATGTTCCGGCAATCAGCAGGAATGTGGTTAAAGGTCGTTGCACCGCAGACAACACAAGCACTTACACTTCTTGGTTCACTGCGGTTTATGTGCCTACTTCGTTAACCTAATGACAGCAGATGTTAAGATTGGTTCTGAAACCATCAAAATGTGTGGCAATGCCGCAACAGCTATTAGATACAAGGCTATCTTTCATCGTGATCTTTTAATGACTTTTAAGGGCATGAGCAATGAAGAAAACTTTGATTCTAATATCATCAAAGAGCTTGCTTTTGTTATGACACAGCAGGCACAGGGGGCAGACTTTAAGCAGGTTTCTTTTGATGATTATGTGGCATGGCTTGAACAGTTTGAGGAATCAGATATACTGCCATCTGCGGCTGATATTATCAACCTGTGGATGACTAACACCCAATCAGTAATTGATGCTAAAAAAAAATAAGAGCAACGGAACGTGATTTAACCACACCGTTATTTGTGTTAAGGGCTGTTCAAATTGGCTTGCATATAGCTGATCTGGACAGCCTTGAATTTGGCACTGTAGTTGATATGATGACCGAATCTGCAAACGATTCATACCAATATAAACAGGTTGCCAACCAAGCAGATTTTGACAGGTTTTAAGAATGGCACAAATTAAAGGTATCACAATTGAAATAGATGCCAACGCCACCCCATTACAAAAGGCGTTGCGTGAAGTTGATTCAACCATCAGAGAAACCCAAAGGGATCTGCGTGAGGTTGATAAACTTCTAAAACTTGATCCCGGCAACACCCAACTGTTGGCGCAGAAGCAAAAACTTTTGGGTGATTCCATCAAGGAAACCAAAACACGGCTTGATGACCTTAAAGCGGCACAGAAAAAGGTTGGTGAAGGTACTGCCGAATGGAACGCCCTTCAAGATGAGATTGTCATAACAGAAGGAAAACTTGAAAGTCTGACAACCCAGATGAAAGAATTTGGGTCTGTCGGATCCCAAAAGTTAAAAGTTGTTGGGCAAGATATCAAAGATGTTGGTGACAAGATCAAGGGCGCAGGTGAAGCGTTTGCACCATTTTCTGCCGCCGCAGGTGCGGGCATTGTTGGTGCTGTAAAGGAAGCCGCCACATTTGATGCACAGATGGATAAGGTGCGGGCTATTTCCGGCGCATCTGGTGACGAGATGGAAATCTTAAGCCAAAAAGCCCGTGAAATGGGTGCGGCTACAAAGTTTTCAGCGCAGGAAGCGGGTGAAGGCTTTGAGTACATGGCAATGGCTGGTTGGAAAACTGACCAGATGCTTGAAGGCATTGCGCCAGTGCTTAACCTTGCGGCGGCTTCTGGTGAAGAACTTGGCACCACTTCCGACATTGTAACGGATGCTTTAACTGCTTTTGGTTTAGGTGCCGAAGATGCAGGGCACTTTACTGATGTTCTGGCGGCGGCATCATCCAACGCAAACACCAATGTGTCCATGATGGGTGAATCATTTAAATATGCGGCACCCGTGGCAGGCGCACTTGGTTATGATGTTGAAGATGTGGCAGTTGCACTTGGCTTAATGGCTAACAGTGGTATCAAGGCATCACAGGCGGGCACATCTTTGCGAAATATATTCCAACGTATGGCAAAGCCAACGAAGGAATCACAAGCGGCAATGGATCGTTTGGGTGTTTCATTGCAAGATGAAGGCGGCAATATGTACAGCTTCATGCAGATCATGGAGCAGTTGCGGGAATCAATGGGCAACATCAAAATGCCCACGGAAGATTTCATGGAAGCCGCAAACAATCTTGATGAAGCACTTGAAAACGGAACCATCACAGAAACGCAATACCGCACACAGATGGACGAATTGCTTGCACAGACCTTCAATGCAGAGGAAGCCGAAAAAGCAAGGGCGGCGGCAATGCTTGGCGGTGCCAGAGCAATGGCAGGTTTGCTTGCTATTACAAACGCATCTGAGGAAGATTTTAACAAGCTGTCAGAGGCAGTTACGCATTCTTCTGACACGTTTGCAATGCTTGCCGACGGTTCTATCGTACCGATGAACGAAGCATTGACAAGCGGTCAAGAGATCATTGCCACCTACAACGGTGAAGCTGAAAAGATGGCGGCGATCATGATTGATAACCTGCCGGGTGCATTAACCATTTTAAAATCCGGTATTTCCGAACTGGCAATATCAATTGGTGATGCACTGATGCCGCACATTCAGAACTTGGTTGCAAAGGTGCAGGAAGTTGTTAATTGGTTTAACAGCCTTGATGAAAGTCAAAAAGAATTGATCGCTACCATTCTGGTGATTGTTGCGGCAATAGCACCTGTGTTGATTATCATAGGCACGTTAATTGGCGCAATTGGTAACATTGTTACAGCAATCGGCACTGTTATGGGTGCGTTTGCGGCACTAAACCCTGTTGTACTTGGCATCATTGCTGTTATCACAATATTGATTGGTTTAGGCGTTGCGCTCAAGCTATTCTGGGATGAAAACCGTGAAAAGATCATGGAATTTTGTGCAAGCGTGCAGGAAAAATGGCAGGCTTTCACGGACTACATCAGAAGCAACGTGGAACAATCCATGCAGGATATTCAGAACGCATGGAATACTATTGTTATCACTGTTACAGAGTTTGTAACCAACTTGGCTAACACCATGACCGAAAAATGGAACGCCATTAAAGAAACCATTAGCAATGCCATCACGAACGCCAAAGAAACGGTTACAGCCAAGGCATCTGAAATTAAGGAAACTATTACAACAAACGTGGATTCTGCGGTGCAGTATCTGAAAGACTTACCCGGAAAAGCACTGCAATGGGGCAAGGATCTCATTGGAAATTTCGTAAAAGGTATCAAGGACAAATGGGATGATGTTAAAGAAACCATCACAGATATTGCTGATACAGTTGCGGATTTCCTTGGATTTTCGGAACCGGAAAAAGGTCCGCTTTCACGCTTCCATGAGTTTGCGCCGGACATGATGAAATTATACGCACAGGGCATCCGGGATAATATGTACCTTGTTACAGATCAGATGCAGAACCTTGCCAGTAGTATGGCAGTAGCGGCACAAAGACCTGCAAGCATTTACTTGACTAACAACACGGTTCTGAACGGCAGGGTCATTGCTTCTGCTGTCAACGAAGAGTTGGGCTTCTTGTTATGATAAGAACTTTTACACTTATAAACGAATATGGTCAAAGCTACTCATTGAATGATGTAAGAACGGGCTTTTTAACAAATCCTGCGGGTCTTGGTTATGCGATCAACCGTAACTACACCTTGTTTGGTTCTGAGTGGATCCAATCAGATAACCAGATTGAACAAACTGCCATTACTGGCACAATTAATTTTGGGTCTGAAAATCCTTACCAAAGGGCACACGAATTTGTGGAATTTGTAATGACATCCAAAAAACTTACACTGTCATATCAGACGGATGCAGGTGTTTATTACCGGGATGTTGATATTAACAGATACACAAAAACAGAGATCACCACATCCGGTTTTCTTCCGTGTGAGGTTGAACTTGTACCTAAAACACTTTGGTATTTGCCAAACAACCAAGTAATCAAGTTGGAAACGGTTGCAGGCACGGGTTTAAGGTTTACGTTCAAACTTCCCAATGTGTGGATGAACTACACCAATGGCACTGCTACCGTGGCAAATGATGGTCATGTTTCTGCACCATTCAAGGCAAGCATTCAAGGGGCTATATCAAACCCTTCAATTATCTTGTTGCAAAACGGTGCAGAAGTTGCACGGCTTGATGTTACCGCAGAAATTGGTGCGGGTGAAACGCTTGAATATTCATCTAAAGATGGTGACATTTATTTGTATGTTGATGATGGAAACGGCAATCACACTGATCTTGCCACATCTCTGGACATTACAAATGATAACATTTTTAAAATCCCGGTTGGCACATATCAGTTGAAATTGGAAGCTGACAGCCAGATCACCAATGCTACATTTGTTATTTACAAACAATATATTGCCGTATGATCGCATACATTCTTGATAAGACAAATCTAACAATAAAAGACCTGTTTTACTTTAAAGACTTCTTTTTTACGGATGATCTTGAATACAGTGATAAAAGTCAAATCGTTGTGCCCCGTTTAATTAATGTGGTGGATGACGATTTTGTTTACTGCAAAGATGATAATAACAAGTTGGTCTTTTTTGGCGTAGCGTATGACACTGCAACCAATGACAAAACAGATAATTTTGCGCTAACCATGCGGCAGAAGGAATGCTTGTTTGACAGGTTCGTGTTTGCAAATAATGCAGATATGATAGCTACAGGCGTGGAATCATTTGTTGTTCAAACAATCACTGATAATTGGGTATCATCAAATGATCCGTTAATGGACAGACCATATATTAACCCGGTTGCAGTTACAAATACACCTGTAGTTGCATCCTTGTCAAACATAGTTAATGTGCAAAATGGTGTGTTTAATCTCAAAACATTCCTTGGAAACATTAAGGAAAGGTATGGGATTTATGTTGATTTCATTCTAACAAACACAGCACCCGGTGCTTCTGGTGGCGCAGTGCTAACGGTTAATGTTTACCATAATGTGGCAGATACGGTGCCAATTGATACGGATGTATCTGATATCTACAATGTTGAAGAGACTTACAGCGTGGATGTGCTTGCCAAATTAAATGTAAAATGGTTGAACACTTCCACGCAGGCTTTAACATACCGTACATATTACCTTCTTGCTAACAGGTCAATAAGCACAAATGTATCTGATCCTAACCGGGTGGATGGAACCATTAAAAGCATTTATGTGGAAGCTGAAACCGAAGCAGAAATGTATGATGAAGTTTTAAATGAATTTCAAAAAAACAGCTACGAACACAAAATAACATTCTACCTGCGTGAAAACAGCAAACTATACTTGCCGGATGATTACTATGTTGGGCGCAAATGCCAGATAGAAACCAAGACAGGTGTGAAGGAAAGTCTGATTACCGCAATAGAACGGGAAGCATCTTCCGGTGTTCGTAAAGTAACAATGGGTAAGTTAAAAGTTACACTTACTTCCAAGCTAAGAGGTGCAATTTAATGATTGAAGGCATCGTATATGATTTACAAAACATAACTGCATCTGACATGGCAAAAATATATTGGATGTATGGCGGGATGCGTGACGGGGTGATCACCGGGTGCAATATGTCATACACCAATAGTGCCATAGCACTTACAAGCGGCATATTTTCTGCCCGTGGACATTTAACAAAACTGTCCGGCACAACATCAGTAACATTGCCCAATGTCAGTAGTGGCACACTTTACTGCAACCTTGTGTATCAGATTGACTTATCACAAACGGCAAGTCAAAGTTCTTTTACACAGGGTTCTTTTATTATCAAAACAAATTCAACATCATACCCTACTGTAACACAGCAGGATCTTGATAACGGTGGCACCATCTACCAGATGAGTTTTGCCAAGTTTATCCTTGGTACTTCCGGCATTACTTCATGGCAGGCAAATACTGCTATTTATAATGAGTGGGTTACAGGTGTTACTGTTCCGGTGGGTAATTGGTCAAGTTCATGGCCTTATACCCAAAGCATTACATTAAACACTACTACTGCGGCGGCACAGCCCATCTGGGATATTGATGGATGGGCAAATGTTCCGCAGGCAGATGCGGCTGATTATAAAGATTCATTCAACTGCATTGACCGCATTGTCACCACAGCAACAGGCATAACGCTTTATTGCTATGTAGATAAACCAACAGTTACCGTTAATATCAAGTTAAAGGGTATTTAATCATGGATGGTTATTTTTCCCGCAGGCGTGGCAGTTTTAAAGCCTACCTTACTGTGCAGGCAAATCCCGGCAATGTAGTTACTGTAGCAGGAAGCCGCATTACTTACACCGGAACCGCAGACAGCACTACAGGCATTGCCATGTTTGAAGTGAAGAAAAAGGATACTTATACAATAACAACCAACAGTGGTGCAAACAGCAATGCAGAAGGTAACACACCCACTATTATCATTAATAAGACGGGTTCACGCTACACTGCACAG